AATTCAGTTGTAGTTATCTTTTCAGTACTTGGACTTCTTCTGTAATGAGCAGGGATAAAAATTTTCTCTACCGCACTTACTGTTGTAGTTGCACTAGAAGTTGCTCCTGTGATAGTACCTCCACTTACTGGTACATCTCTTGTGCTTGTTCTTCCTCTAACATAAATAGTAGTTGAGCCAACAATCTTATCAATAACCATACTAGCAACAGAGACTGAAATCGTGCCACTTGGTGACCCTGATATATCTGAAGCCTCAGAATCAAGAGGCACTTCATATGTCAGTTTTGTTGTAGTTGTTACAATACAATCAAAAGTTCCGTTATAGTTACTAACCGATGCTCCTGCCACCGTAAGTTGGACAATATTACCTACAGGAAGACCGTGTCCACCATTAATTGTTATAGTTGCAGTTTGTTTCTTTGTATTTGAATCTCTAGTACCGCCTAGAGCACTTGCTGTGATTGCTTGAGAGATAGATTCTCCTGTTTGAAAACTTGTTGTACTTGCAACAGTTAACTTAAGGCCATCGTAGTCGGGCGGGACATAGTTTGTTGGTACAGATATTAATTTACCATCAATCTCATATCCACGCTTGGGGATACTATTGAAGTTTTCTGCGTCTATATTTCCAGCAACATATGCAGTGAAAGGGTATTCCAGTTTGTCAGCAATCGATGCTTCAATGCTCTCTACGAAAATATCGTTAGACACCTGGTTGTCATCATCACTACTTGGAGAACTTGACAATCTAGTAACTTCTATCGCCCAGTCAAGTATGCCCTCGTCATCTTTTATATCTTCAATATTAAAACCAAAAGTATGAGCATATTTTGCAGTACACTTTCCTCTAAACCCTGTATTAAACATTGTTACAGTTTTTGTAGTTCCTGCATTATTTACATATCTTAATTTAATTGTAAAGTTTACACTTGTTTCGTGTTGGTCACCTTTCTTCTTTCCTGTTTTTACTAATCGTACCATAGCGTTAGTAAAGATTGTAACTTTTAGATAATCAGCATTTCTTTTTTCAAACTGTGAACTAGATATAGTAAAATATTGTGGTTCACCATCTTTTAGTACTGTTCCACTCTTTTGTTCTACTATCGCTGCTGTAGGAAACTCTGCAAAGAATCTACCATCTGGCGTTTGGTTTGCTAATCCATTTGCAGTTACAACTTCAAAGTTATCAAAGTTTGCAGTCTTTGAAATATTACCTGTTGCTAAATCAACATCTCTAAGTCTTGTTTCATCAATAAAAATAGAAGCATCGCCATGCACTAATCCTTTGATTGGCCCTTCTGCTATGGCATCAATAAAAGTTGCACTCTGTCTTGCAAATAAGTTATCATCAGCAGCGTAAGACGAGCCTCCGCCTCCGCCTTTACCTCCACCGGATCCTCTGATTATTATTGGCTTAAACTTCTTATTCAATTTGATTCTGTGCTCCTGTCTCTCGACCACCTCGGCCGCCACCGCCGCCTCCGCGACCGCCGCCGCCACGACCGTAACTTCCTGTATTAGTGTTTTGTCCATACTTAGACCCTGGTGTTCTAAAGTTGCTAATACCCACTAATTTTCTTTTTGATGAAGCGCCTGCTTTTGACCTCGCTGTTTGCGTAAATATCGAAGCAGATATAGTGGAAGACCCTGTTAATATTCTACCATATACTAAAGGTACAGGGCCACCTTGTCTTGTTGTGTTTACTGCTCCACTAAATAAATAGTTTTCTGCTCTTTCTTCTGCATCTCCTGTGTCTGGTTGTGGAGAAAGCATTTGTAATAGTTGTCCTGCAACCATCATCATACCGACACTAGACATCATACTTCCTAAAAATCCTATTCCTGAGAATGCTTGTGCACTAAGTGCAGCCCCTCCTGCTACGGCTTCAAATGCTGCCGCGTTTTGTGCCATTCCACCAATTAGTCCTGTACCACCTGTTCCAGCGGCATTGACAGCACCAAAACCTTGAATACCGATTGCAGCAAAACCACCGGTGGCGGCTATAAGAGCCATACCAACTAATATACTTAGTCCTCTACTTTTTGACCCCTCTACGACAGGTACAAAGTGCATAGGCATACCAACTGGGACAGGGTGTATCATATCCAAGTCAGTCTGTACTCCATCAGGTCTTTCTAGTTCTTTATCGCCAAAAACAATTTCATATGCTAGACTGTCTGCTGCATCAATGAGATACTGTTTAAAGCCCTGTCGTTGAACAGCGATTGCCTGCAACGCCTCTGATGGCGAGGCAACATCGAGGTTCCATTCGTGACCGAACTTATCCCCTAATACTCCTTCTAAATAAACTTTTCTCATATCATACTCTCATGTCTAACAACCATTCTTGTAATGTTTCTCCATATACCATTGTAATTATCTCTACAAGATAATCTGCTTGGTGCATGATGTAACATTTTAAAGTTGCCCATATAGACGCCCGCGTGGTTTGTTACTTCACTATTTAATGCCATCAATATGACATCATTCGGTTTTAGACTTCCGTCTGTTACTTTCTTAAATCCTTCTTTTTCGTAGTGTTCTACATAGAGGTTTTGTCCTCTTTCCCAGAACTCCCACTCGTACTGATACTCTCTGATGTGTATACCGATAGTATCAAAATAATCTTTTATAATTGTATAGCAGTCATATGCTCCAAATACAAATGGTCTACCTATCAATGGTAGAATCTCATTCTTGGACTCTAACTTTATATATTCTTCTGTGTTAAATATATACCAAGGTATGCCTAATCTATCACAGGCAGCCCTATCTAAAGGACTTGGTTCTAAATCACCATGTGGGTGACTGTGTACTATTCCAACTACATCACATTCTGCATTTATATCTCTATAATCTTTTGGATCGATTACAAAGTCATTTATTTTATCAAATGCTTGATTTTCTGTTGGATAAAATTTCATTCTACCTTTACGAATACCTACAATACCACATGCTTCTTCTGGTATCTTACTTCCTATGTATTCAAATATTTCTTGTTCTACTGGTTCTATCATTAATATAATGCCGCTCCTGGGAAACCTCCAAATGGTAATGATACATTACTATTTGGTAGATTTGTTGGGTTAAAAATTGTTGCAACAGCGACTGCTCCTGAGCCACCGCCACCTGATACAGTTATTGTTGGATTAGAAGTATATCCACTTCCAGCATTTGTAATCGTATAAGTTGTTACTGTTCCACCTGAAAGATTTGCTGTTACAGCTGCTCCTGAACCGCCTCCACCAGAAACAGTAACTGTAGGTGGACTAGAATAACCTGACCCTACTTGTCGTAGTCCGGTAGTAGTGCTTATTGCTGCTTGTACACTTATAACTGTACCACCTGTTTCAGGTCTATGTCCATATCTTGTTTTACAAGAGTCCAAAGTCTTACCACAGATATCGCCTCGTTTCCAGTAAGATATATTAGTCGGTCTGATTAAATCATCTACTGAATCACTTGTGGCGATACTGTGTGCGGCTATACATCGGAACAATGTGCGCCTTGTAAGTTGTAAAAATCCTGAACTTGCTGTATAAGAACCAGTTGCACTATTATCATCTTCAACTGTTACATTTGCTCCACTTACTGCTGTAACATAAAGTGGAACTTGTTTATAATCATAATTAGTAGTGCCTTTTGCAATTACATAGTCACCTACTGTTATACCATGTGCTGAAGTTGATAATTCATAAACTGTTGCATTTGTATTATTTGTAATACTTACTACTGTAAATAAATCTCCTACTGGTCTTTGATATTCTGCATACTGGTCTACTGCATAAGACTTGGCTGCATACAAACTTGTCGTTCTATTAGATTGAGTATTTTGTAATCCCCAGTAATTATAAGTATTTTCAGTATATGATGAATCAGTAGTATCTAAAGTTATTTGTGTATTTTCTTTATCAAAGTATAATATATAAGCGACTCCACCAATAGTAAACTCGTTATCGTTTGGCCAATCACAACCTCCTTGGTCAGTATCCTGATACTTCCACGGACAACGGGCAGCGATTACGGTTCTTCGGGGTAATTTAACCTTTTCCACATCAAACGCACTTGCTAACTCAAATGAAATTTCCACACCGTTTTCAGATGCTTTTCTTTCTATGTAATAAATTTCTCTATTCAACTCTACAGGCGGATTTGTTGTTAAGTACTTACGAAGTGTTTTTCTACGAATAACTTTCGCTCCTAACAGGCCATCAAAATTAGTAAGATAAGTATTCCAATATGCGTTTATGTTTGCGAACTTGATTGTGGGTCTTGGAAGTGAACCTGTTCCTTTGTATTCAAAACCATCGGCTTCGACTGGAAAGGCGGTGTAAGAAACTTGTTGATAATCGGAAGATGTAGTTGACCCGTAGTTTGACTCATTGATTAAACTGTACCATTGAATGTTTCCGCCTGAAGAAGTAGAATCATTGTGAAAATAAAGTTTATCAACACCTACTCCACCAATATCTTTTAGTTCTACTTCAAATACAGTTACTAAAGCATTACCATCAGTAACTCCACCAGAACTTGGTACTAGTGTTTGAAAATCAGTGTGTAAATTTACGTTGCTCATGACTCGAATACTTCTCTTAGTGTTGCTGTTAAATCATAGTAGTCATCATACGCATAGTTTTTGCTCCATGTATCACATACTACTTTTAGTGTTTCTTCGCTACCAGATTCATTTGAGTCAGGTATAGTGAAACTGAAGTTATCGACTCCACCAAGACTATTGAAGTATCCTGCAATGTCGTCAATGATTGCTTTTGGTTGATTTTTGAAAGATACAGTAAAAGTTCTTTGAACATTGTTTATTCCATCTCTAACTCTTTGTTCATATCCATCTCCGAACTTTGCTACAAGAACTCTAGGTTTATATGGTGCGGACATACCTTTATCAGGTACTACTGCTCTACTTCCAAAATTAGATGATGTTGTAAATCCTATTGCCATTATACTCCCGTCCCGTTATACGGACTTAATACTCCGCCTGGTCTTTGTTGTTCTACCATTTCTTTCTGTACAAGTGCTGCTATTGCTTTACCCATGGCTTCCATATTTGCTCCACCATTGCCTGATACTTGTGCTGAACCTTGTCCATTTACATTCACATTTACAACAACATTACTTCCTCCACCATGCATTTCAACTGGAATACTTCTTCCATCTGGTAGAGGTACGACTGCTTCATTGTATCTGCCCTCTCCTACTAAGAAAGTTGGTTGACTTACTACACCACCAGAACGATATCCTTTTGTGTATCCGCCCATTGCTAGTGGTATAATACCACCATTTGCAAAACCAAATCCCATTGCATTGATTGTTGCCATAGCGGCTTTTTGTGCTGCTATTTTTACTAACTCTTGTAGTATTAATGTTGCTAAAGATTTAAATGCGTCTTTTGCTGAAGCAGCCCCTGTTGCTATATCTTCAAACATTTTTTGAAGTCCTGTTGCAAAGGTTTGTTGAAGTTTAAATGCTGTTGTTGTTGATTTTTCAAACTCCTCTGTTTGTGCTTTAGCAATCTTTAATCTCATTTCTTCTTGGTCAATTAACTTTTGGTTTGCTACTTTTTTGTCTTCATCTAGTAGGTTATGATTATAGTTTAGTTCATTAATTTTTGCTTGTACATCTGCTTCTTTATTCTTAAACTCTTGTATTTTTATAAGTTCTTTCATTCTTACTGCGGCTGCATCTTTTCTTGAACCAACTCGTGCTGTTGCTAATGAAGTTCCTAACTGTGCCATTGCTCTAGTTTGGACACTATCTATTTCACCTTGCACCATTGTTTGTATACCTTGAACATGAGAAATAACTTCAGTAAGACCCATACTTAAAACTTGCTCTTTTGTCATACCCATAAGTTTTGCAACTGTTGCTGCTTCATCATCACTTAATTGAGCACCTTTTTTGTTAACTTCGTCCATAACAGTCACTAAACTTTTTATTCCTGCGAGTTCTTTATCAAAGAAAGTATTTCCTATACTTTTTGTTGCTTCTGCTCTTCTTCTTTCTGCTTCCTCTGAAATTTGTGTAAGTGTTTTTAATCCCATTCCAGCCTTAATATTTGTTTGAACAAACTTATCTACTGCATCTGCATCTGCTTTAGTTACATCTTTGAATTGTGCCATTTCAGGAATAACATCAACTAAGCCGTTCATTAAGTTTTGTACACCATTCTGCATTCTTGCTAACTCTGTACTACTGAAATCTCCACTCTCTTGCGCAGCCCTTAACGATCTTAATGCTCCTGTAATACCTGATGTGCTTAATACATTGCCTCTAAATTCTGCTTCTTCTAATGAACTAAAACCACCTAAATCTCTGTCTCTTTGTAGTCCTAATATATCGCCTTCATTTACATCTTCACCATCTGCTTTCTTTTTAAGTAATACTGCTAGTTCTTTTTCTGCTATTCTTACTCTTCGTTTTGCGATTTCGTTTCTTTTTTCTTCCATCTCGGCTAGAGTTGCTGTTTTTTCTGCCATAGAAGTTAGTTTGTCTTCTAATTTATCCGCCCTTATGTCGGCATCTCTTGATCCTTGTAAAAAATCTCCAATTGCAGAACCTGGGCCGACTAGTGAGTTACCAAACTTAGTCATTCTATCTTCTGCACTAAAATTATCTAATGAAACTATAAGTGCATCAAGTGCTGGTGTTTCTCCTTTGATGAATCTTAGTATGTCTGCTAGTTTCATTACTAATCCTTTAAACATACCGAGTATGAAATCTACAAATTTTCCTATACCAGACATAATAGAAAGTATAATATTATCAAGATTTTTTAATGCTGACATTAATATTTGTACAACCATTAAGACTATACCAATCACCCCTGCTGCTCCCATAACTTTACTCATTACATTACCAAACTTAATACCTGCTCTTCCCATAGCAGCCATACCTTTACCCCATGTAACTTGCATTGATGTGACTGTTTTCTTAAACTTAAGTTTCATCATGTCATATTGCATATTCATTTTCTGTGTGAAAGTCATGTTTTTTGCTGCCATCTGCTTTGTACTTTGGTCTAACATTCTGACTTTGTCGATTTCCATTCCTTTGAATATTCCTCGAACAATCTTACCATGTTTTCTATATTGTGCTTCTGCAGATTTTAGTGCTTTATTTAAGTTTGCTTTGTCTGTTCCAGATAAGTCTCCTATTCCTTTAGCGGCCCTTTTTAATATTGGACTCTGTGCTCCACCTGCGACCATACCTTTAGCAGTTGTTGTTCCTGTTCTTTTTGCATTTGCTTTTGGGCTATATTATATGCTTCAAGGTCAGCAGTTGCATCTTTATATGCTTGGTCATGTTTGCTTGAAAATTCTTGTAAGCCTGCTACCATTTCTGCTTGTGAAGGTATAACCTGTTTAATAATAGATACAGCGAATAAACCAATAGCGGCTACTGCTGCTGTAATATTAGTTGAGAATACGTTTGCAAAGAAGTTTGCAATAGGTGCTATGAAAGTTTGGAAACTCATAGTTAAGTCGGTAACTGTTGTTTGTAACTTATTGAAAGCGTTAACAGGAACTTGTCCTTGGATTGCTCCAAAGTTTTCTGCTGCCTGTCTTAATGTTTCATTTAAAACCGCTTGTGACCTTTCAAAAGTAGTCAGTTCATCTCTTCTTTTACCGATAGCGTTAGCATATCT